CCTGAACTCGACCACCCACACCCACGGATTCGCGTCCCATGAGCCGGGGCCGTTGATCTGCTCCCACAGTGAGCGGTAGCTGTAGCGAGCGCCCGCGAAGTCGTTTCCGTCGTCGAGGTAGTCGCGCCAGTTGCATTCTCCGGCGCGCTCGATCCCTTCGGCGATCGCATCCGCCTCGCTGATGTCCTGCAGCCGCTCGACGCGGACGGCGATCACCTCCAGCAGGATGCGGCTGGCCCAGCGCGGCATGTGGATTGACGGGCGGTACTTGTCGATGTAGCTCTGATCGTCATCGGCCCGGTACTGCACGTCGTCGCGGTCGAACATGTCGAGCGTGTCTTCGGGCGAATCGCCAGTGATCCGCCACGTCTCCCGCACCCACAGCCGGTCGCCGGGCTCGCCATAGGGGCAAGTGTACGGATGCTCCATTCCGTCGCCGCACAGCTCACTCTCGCCGTCGTCGCTCTGATATGGCCACCAGCCGTTCCCGTGATCCACCACGACGAAGCTGCTGCGCTTTCGAGGCATCGCGATCACCCGCCGCGTCTGCGTCTTCGTGCCGGCCAGGATTGCGCGCACCATCGGCGCGCTGAAAAGGATTGGACGCTCTTTCATGCCTCGCCTCCCTTCCCGGCGATGGCGTTTGGATTCGGCGCCGCTTCCCGCGCCGTAACGGCGGCGAGCATGGAGCGAAGCTCCGCAAGATCACGTCCGCAGCGAGCATAGGCATGGCGGAACGCATCCGCCTCCGTGCCCGAATAATGTTCCGGCGGTTCCACGCGCAAAGAGTAGTTGTGCGCTAGGGTAGTAAAGCCGGTCACGAATTCACTCGGAACCAGCTTCCACCCATCCGGTATCCGCTGACGTTCGGCCGCCTCCACCATCCGCTCCATCTCTTTCATCCACTCGCTCATATCAATCTTCCTGTCGCGCAGTTGTTTGCCAGCTTCAAAAGTTCGTCACGAAATTCTGGGGGAGTGGCGTTTGACTCCTTTTTGCTTAATGTCGGCTTGTTCGCATCATTTCCGCGCTGGTCGTAAAAACCAATCTGGTGCGACCCTTTCGGCCGCTCCCATCGCAATTCAAACGGCGGGTTTGTGCCGTGGTAGTAAAGCCACGTCGCCTTGTTGGCTCTATGACCGTAGGCGCTTTGCCACACCTCGCACACCCATCCGCCATCAATCGTTCGCTGCCATCCAATCGCAGTCGGTTGCGCCAATCCATGCGCCGCCCACGCCTTTGTTTTTGCCGGATGCTCAAGCACCCCACCAAACCGCCGAACGCTATTCAGCGCAGCAGCAAAGCACCCGCCGTCGTTCCCCGGCTTGTTGTGGTCTCCGCCCCATCTGGCGTAATTCACCGCCGCCATCGCGCCCCACAGTTGGCACGGCGGGTGCGCCACAACCGGCATCGGACCGGTGTAGCGCCGTGCGTCCCGTTGCTCCGGCCAAGCATCAACGTCCGGCAGCCCCGAGTAGCATCCGTCCGGCTGCACAAACAGTGCGGCCAGGCGCATAACACGGCGGTCAACAAGGACGCCTGCCGGCGATAAATCCGCCGTCATGCGCCTGTTACCTCAGCGTTAGATTCCTTCCGGTCCTCGAACGCCTGCCATGCGTCACGCATCGCTACCACAGCATCAGCAGCTTCGCCTTCAGCGCACCGCAGTTCGCCACGAGTGCGTATTACGCGGCCAGCCGCCAAGCTCACCCACGCTTTCGCCTCCCTCAAAAGGGAATCCCATGCATCCTGCTCGTCTGCGAAATGCGTGTTCTCGTAGCAGGTATCACCTTCGCTGTCCTCGCCTGGGTACGGCTCGCCTTCAACTTGGCGCACCGTCCAGTTCTTCGTATCGCGTTTCCAAAGTTTCATTTCGTTCTCCGTTTTTGGCGCCGGAATCTAACCCTGCGCTCAACCTCGCTACGCCTTCGGCTCCGCTGGACAGTCCAACGGCTGCGCCGCTGGCCTGCCGGTTAGCTCCACGTTAGGCATGCTCGCGCACAGTGTTGCGTGCGTAGCCGCTCCATCTCTTTCACGTAGTCGCTCACCGCTCCACCCTCCGTGTATCCGCCACCCTCGACACCATGCTGACGATCAGCCCATCGCTCACATCCGGCGCCATCCTCCCGCGCTCCCTCACCGGGATGACGGTCGGGCGAATCGGGCGCAGCGCTGACCACTGGCGCACCGGACGATCCGCGTGCCCGGTCGGCCTGATGGCGTAGGTCGGCACGCGGCCTTTCTGGGTATGCACAGTGCCGACCCGCTGCAGGGTGTCGAACATGGACATGTTCCCCATCTTCCGGCTGACCTCGACCTGGGTGTAATCGCCGCCGATCCTGCGGCGGACCTCGCTCGCGTCCAGAGCGACACCCGCGCGCGTCAGGACGTCGGTGATGCGGCGCTCAAGCGAGGCCATGCGCGGGGTGGGTTTCTTGGCGCTCATGCCGGGCGCCTCACAGCGGCACGTCGCCGGTCAATTCGGCGCGCTTGATGCGGTACAGGTCGCGGGCCTTCTCGCGGTCCTCTGCGTCCTCGATGCTCTCGATCAGCGTGGCGTCGGCATCAAGCACATCGACGTCGGTCGCGGCCTCCATGCGGGCCATCAGCGGGGCGCCCGCCGTGCCGGCGAACTTCTCCGGCGCCTGCTCAGGCTCTTGAGCGCGCTTCTTGAGCTTGTCCTTCACAGCCTCGTTACCTTTGGCCGGCGCGCTGGGTTGCTCGCCCTGTTCGGTCGGCTCGAACCAGTCCGCCGTCGTGCTCATGCCGTCGCGCAGGCTCGCGTAGATCTTGCGCAGGCTCACGACCTGGGCCGGTTGGATGGCATCGACGCGGCGCTGAATGCGTTTCTCGATCTGCTCGCGCGTCACGCTGTAGGCTGCGAACGCCTCGACCAGTTTCTTGGTCGACTCCGGGCTGGTGTCCGCGCTGGTGTGCATCGTGGTTTCGCACTGCGCCACAGCCGCCTCGGTCACGTCACCGGGGATCACGGCGAGGATGCAGGCACGCAGCCGGCGTGCGCCCTGGTTTGCGACCAGCTCATAGACGTCGCGCGGATCTTCGAGCCGGCGCACACCCTGCCGGGTGTGGCGGATGTGCGGCACCTGAAACGTCATCTCGCGCCGGGTGTTCGTCTCGACATCCCAGCAGTACGCCTGCACGGTGCTTTCGCCGTTGGCCTGGCTCAACTCGCGGATGCCAAATTGCATGTTGCCCCACGCCTGCGCCATCGCTTCGGCCAGGCGGATCGACGGGCCGGTAATGTCCGAGCCGCCACGGCTGTACTGATAGACGGCAGCGTTCGCCAGCGTCGGACGGGTGCAGGCGTTGAGGATGCGGTCGACCGCGACAATCGGATCACGCGGGTTCATGCGGGCGATCATCATCGCGGCCTGGACTTCGGCTACGGCGCGCTGCTGGTCGGTGTTCGCCAGTGCGCCACCGTGCCCACCCTGCGGGCTGACGGATGTGCTGGCGGCGAATGGATTTGCGGGACTGCGGACGATATCGTTCATGTCGATGCTCCTGATTATTTGATGAGGAAGCGGCGGCTCGGCTCGCCGGTCTTCAGGTACTGCGCGTACATCTCGGGGTGTGCGGTCTTGAATGCGGCGGCGTCGAAACGCTTGGCGCCGGCAGCGGCTTTCCACGTCGCGAGCGTCACGCCGGCAGAGACGAGCGTGTCCGACTCGCCCAGCGCCTTCAGCACGATGGCCTTCTGGTCATCCGCTTCGGCTTCCAGCAGGTCGATCCCGGTCTTGATCTCGCGCAGCCGGTTCAGCGCCTGCAGCACTTCGGGCGCGGCCTCGACGGTGGCCTCACGGCTCGCCCGGCCGAACCGCGCCTGACAGTCGGCCAGGCTCATCGGCTCCGGCGGCTCTCCGCGCTCGACGCACTGCCAGAACAGCCCTTCCTCATGGATCAGCAGGCTCTGCAGTTCGTGGTCTGCGTGGATCTCGTACAGGCGGAAATCGCTGCCGCCGATCAGCACGGCGATGTCGGCGACGGGGAAGCCCGTCACGGCCATGTAGTGCTGCACCTGGAGCAGGTATTCATGCGGCACCTCATCGGTGCCCGGCTCGCCCCATCCTGCTGCGACGCGCGCCGTCTTGATCTCGATCACGCGGCCGTCGTCGGTCATGCCGTCGAGGTTGGCGATCATCCAGTCGTGCGAGCCGTGGCGGATCAGGTTGTCCGGGATGCGGACGGTTCGGCCGGTGCGCTCGGCGTACTGCTGGCGGATCACCGGCTCGAGCACGCGGCCCCACAGCATCGCCTCGTTGTCATCCTGCAGCGCCGCTTCTCCGCGCTTCTCCTGATACACGGCGAGCGGCGTCTTGTAGCGCGACAGGCCCAGGATCGCGGCGGCGTCAGATCCGCCGATGCCCGTCAGCCGGGCGGACAGAAAACTCTCTCTTGAGGTCATTTCCTCGCTCCAATCATCTGCAGCCGGCGCTCTGCCAGCCGCCTTGTTTCCCGCGCCTCTCTCAGCGCGGACAGGTTCGCGACGTGCCGCGAGTGATCCGGGCACACGGTCATTGCATCGGCGCCGATCCACTCGTCTGCGGCGAGAGTGGTGCGCGATCCAAGCGCGGCCATGGCGGCGTGACGCTCTGCGAGCCATGCGCGGACGACGCGGGCACGGGCGCGGAGGCGGGCGGCTAGGCGCTTCATTTACCGCCCCTGCGCATCGGTTGGTATCGAACTTCGCGCCCTGCAATTTCTCTGGCGCCGAGCTGGCCCGCTCCGATTGCCCGACCCTCGCACGTTGCGCAGATTGGGCGACCGGTTTCTGGCTCATTCGCGAGCCGGTTCGGCTTTCTCTTGCCGATAAAAATCACCATTCCGCACCAGCACTTGACGGCCATATGCGGGCGCCCAAGAGAGGTATGGATCGCGGCTGACCTTACTCGGTGCGTGTATCTGCCAGCCCTTGATTCCACGAATGGCGGAGACGCCTTGACAGGGATGGCGCCGCGCGCCCACGACAGGTTTTCTCTCTGGAGAATCACCATCACTCGCGCTCCACTGGCGGCATGTCGCTTGTGTCGTCGCTCTCCATCTCCTCGATGGCGCGGCCGATGAAATTTGCGAGCAGCGCGGCGACGATCAGCCATGCGAGAAGGCCGGCGGCGATGCAGGCATAGGCGTTCATGCCGCACCTACCTGCCACGGCGCAGACCCGTTGCACATGGAAATAAACATCCGCTTTTGTGCGTCCCATGCGGCGTCCCGTGCGGCGTCCCATGCGGCGTCCCG